GGAAGATTGCCCAAGTCATGACAAGTGGTATTAAAACTGCGAAATGAACTATAATACTCGTCACTGTGTTATATCCTAACCAACCCATGTAAAATGAGGCAAAGAAGCCAAAGTAGACTGACCACATGGTAAATAATACTAGCATGAAGTAAGTCTGTAAACTTGGGTCTGGTATGTATCTCAAAGGATTGTATCTTGCGTCCATAACTAGACTCCAACACTCGTAAATCCATAGTCCTGTTTTTATTACTAATTTTTTCATATAATATATTATAGTCGAATTTTAACCTGTTGTCAAGAATTATTTTTAGTTAAGTATAAAATTTACCTTGACTTGAGTTGAAAAAGTTGGTATAATATTATCTATGAATGAAAATGATATAAGTTATTTAATATTTTTAATTTTTGCCTGTGCTGGTTCTTTTATTGCAGGAAAACAAATCGGAATCAGAGGGACGATTGACTATTTGGAAGAGAAAGGAATACTTACTTTCGATGACAATGAAAAATAGTTCTTGACATCACGGTTAAAAATTGATATAATTAGTATGTAAGTGGAGGGTTTCACTTACATTTTGGTGCAGTGACCGAGAGGCACTGTGAGTATTTACTGAAAAGGAATTATGGAGAAAAATAATGAGTATAGATTTAAGTAAATTTTGGCTTGGTTTGGATATGCCAACGCTCCCAACATATACGGAGACAAGTTATCCTAGATATAATATAATCGAAAGTAAAGGCAATTATCGTATTGAGATTGCTTTACCAGGGTGGCAAAAAGAAGAACTGGAGATAGTCGCTGATGGCGAAGAACTTCAGTTAAAGGGTAAAAAAGAACAGAAACTAAATTCTGATGAGCGATTTGTTCATCAGGGGTTAAGTCTAAAATCTTTTGAACGAAGATTTATTCTTAATGCCGACTTACAAGTAGAAGAAGTAAATCTACAAGACGGATTACTGACAATCACTCTGTCACGAACTCCAAATTCTAAGAGGAAAATCTTGGAGATAAAATAAAATGAAAGCAATTATATTGCAAGTTCGTGATAGTATGTGTGAAGACGGTTCGCTCTGCGACCTAGTAATGAATACCTTAATCATTACAGCGTTCGGAGGTGTGATGGCACAAAGCATAGTCGTCCTATCTTAATACTGTCAGAAAGGTTTCGAGGGGTGTTTCTCAAGTGTGAAAACCCCTCACTAACGGAGAACAAATGAAAACATCACAATATGGAATAGATTTAATTAAACACTTTGAAGGGTGTGAATTAAAAGCATATAAATGCCCTGCAGGAGTATGGACAATAGGATATGGACATACAAAAGGAGTGCAAGAAGGAGACGAGTGGAGTGAAAGCCACGCTAACCATATGTTAGAAGTTGAATTGGAAGAGTATGAAGGCTATGTAGATAAATATGTAACAGCGCCTTTAGGTCAGAATCAATTTGACGCACTTGTTAGTTGGACTTACAATTTAGGTGGAGGAAACCTAAGTGCAAGTACGATGTTAAAAGTGTTGAACGCTGGTGAGTATGATGAAGTACCAAATCAAATGCTTAGATGGAATAAAGCAGGGGGTAAAGTGCTTGAAGGATTAACTCGCAGGAGGCAAGCCGAAGCAGATATGTTCTGTGGCAAGGAATGGAAGTGAAAGACTTTTATTATAAATTACTGAGGTATTTCTTTCCAACATATAAGTTAACTGTTAGTTATAATGCCATATTCGGAGACGCTGATGATACGACTTATATAGTTCGTAAATTTTACGCAAAACAAGAAAAATACCTAAAGTTTAAAACCGAGGAAGGAGATACGATTGAAGTCCGAGGTGCTGAAGGATTAAACTACAGAATAGAAGAAATATGAGAAACCCTTTGCGAATGTATGAAAATACAAAAGAGTGGCAAGACACATCAGATGCTTGGGTAAAGACAATGCACGAAAGCAATAAGCGTAAAAAAGCAAAATACGGACAGTGCAATCACGATGACTTTGGTTGGTGCGAATCCTGCCTAGTCACAGTAGACGGAGAGGAATTAGTAAAAGTATGAACCAATTTTTTATAGGAATTATTATAGTGCTAGGACTAGGTGGATATTGGTTATACCAAGAGAATGTCACACTGAAAGCAAATAATCTAGCATTAGAGGGAGCAGTTGCTACGCAACAAGAAGCATTAGACACAATGGCTAATGATTTTGCCCTACAAACGACACAACTGAACGAGATGACAAAGAAAAGTCAAGCCGCTCAAAGAGAACTGAATAGATATTCAGAATTTATAAGAAACTACGAACTGAGTGCCAAAATAATGGGCGACCCAGTTGAGATGCAAAGGAAGATAAACAATGGAACAAAACACATTATGGAAGACATCGAAGAACTCAGCAATATTGTTGATGACCTTGACGATGGTCTCCAACTGCAGCCTCCTACCAACGAGGACATTAGAGGTTAGTGCAAAACCGATAGAGAGAACAATAGTTCAACCTATCATGCCTCGTGAGATAGACTTAAAAACAGTTCAATGGTTAACTATTACACCAGAGAACTTTGAAGAGCAGTTTGCAGTTATAGAAGCACAAGAAGGGGAGTTAGTATTTCTTGCTATGACCATACCAGATTATGAGTTAATGGCATATAATATGCAAGAACTAAAAAGATACATTACAGAACTCAAAGATGTCGTAGTATATTACCGAGAGGTTACGACAGCGGATTTAAGCAATGGAGAAAGTAACACTAAACAATAAGCAGATAGAAGCTAAATTACACTATTTAGCAATGTTTTGCTACAAACAAATAGCAACATATAATAAACACCCAGCACCTGATGTATCTTACAAAAGACTACAAGATAAAATGGCAATGACAACTCCTACTGTAGACAGAACAAATACAATAGATTATACAGGAAGATACCCCTCAGCAGAACTACATGATACAGTTCAAGCATTTATGGGGGCAATGAAGTTAAATACTAATACAAAAAATTGGTATGTAAGTGAACTAGCAGTTCAACCAAAGAAATGGGGCTGGACAGCATGGAACAATAGTCATTTAAAGAAAAGAAAGTTTATAAGATTTATATACAACAGAAGCACTGGAGTGACCCATTGGTTAGAAAATGGGCAGATGAAGAAAATTCCAGACCAACATCAAGGAAACAACTGGACAATATTAGCAGGGGAAATGACAGGAACACAATGGTTAGCAGATAGAAACACAGGACTATATACACCAAGATTTGTATTTGAAATATCTATTCCAAGTAAGAATTTGAATGAATGGAACAAAGCAAAAGAGATTATTAGATATGTTGGGTAAGTTCTGGGAAATGTTACAATGGCGGCGAGTGATGAACAATCACTCAAAATGGTTTGATAAAAATGAACCAGCACAAGACCGATTCGAAGAAAACGAAGAATGGTTAGAAGAATTAGAAGAAAGGGTAGACAAGTTAGAGCAGATTGCTCATCCAGCAAAGGACATTGAAAAGTTCGAAAGTTACCCTCGATTATTAGAAACAATTAAACAACTAGCAAGGGAGGAAATTGGAAGAGCCACAGCCGAGAAGGTTAATAGCAAAGAACAGTAGTCCAATAACTACATATTTAATGACACCAGACGGACTAAAGAGTGAAACCTTTAATCCAATGGATGCCGCTATACCATTGATATGCAGAGCAGTTAAACATGATAGAGTTCAAAAATCTCTTGCAAATTCATTCAATGAAGTAGGATTGATAGACCCAATCATTGTGATACCAAATACCTATCCAAATTGGTGGGCATCACAAAGAGGTGTTAAAAATCATCAATCTTGGTTAAAATCCTACCCCCTCCTCGCCTATACAGGCAACCAAAGATTAAGAATAGCTAGAAACTTAGGTTATGATACTATAACTTGTATCATTGCTGAGAATGTAGAGTGGGCTCATGCTTACCAACTTATCTTGCAAGACGGAGTGATTAACAATGAAATTATTAGTGAGTAAGTATAAAAACCATGATATTGTTGGTCATATGCCAGACTTCTTAACAGAAGAAGAATGTGATAGTTTATTTGAAACAAATAAGCATATGCCGTGGAAGTATGCAGCAACAAGATACTCAGGTTATAACAGTAAGATTAGGAAGTGTAAAAAGAGAAGTAGTATTACTTTCCCTTTCTATGAAAGACTTATAAAAGCAGTTAATTTATATAATAATAAGACATATAAATTTCATTTACATCAAGATAGAAAATGGCATGAGATAAATATGGTTAGATATGATGAAAAAGGTATGTTTTTTAGACCTCATCGAGACCATAGACCTAGTTTAGAGGCGATGTCTAGTAAAACAGTAAGAAAGATAAGTTTAAGTATACAATTGAGCCACTCCGAAGAATATGGTGGTGGAGACTTAGAGATAGTAGAAAGTTATACTGTTCCAGATGTATACATGGACAGTAATTTTTTACCAGATAGTATGAAAGTGAGAGAAAATTTTAGACATAGTTTCCCAACGATGAGAAAAAAGGGAAGTCTAACTATTTTTACAAGCATACACGAGCATGAAAGCACACCGTTAGAGTGGGGCAAAAGAGATATAGTAGTAGGATTTATGAGAGGTAAAGGTGCAACTTACTAAAGAAGTAAAACAAGTAGTAAATAGTTTATCTAGTTATGGAGTATATCAACATGAATATATGTTTCCACACATGGACTCATTTTTATTCTATAGAAACTCTCCTAGTTTAGATGACTATCATACATCACTACCTGAGTATCAAGATAACTATAATTCTTTTATAAAATTTTTTAAGTCAGTAGGAGAAAAATACAAGGCTCCTCCTCTTTACGATATAATGACTGCAAAACAAACTAGCAAGGGAATGCATTGTCCTGCAAAAGACCCCTCAGTAATATGGGCAGTAAAAGGAGATATAAAGTTAGTAGTTGCACATGAATTGCAAAGATGTTTACATACTCTTGCGATACATGACTATGATTTATTTAATTGGGGCAGTAGAAAAATGAAGTTAAATATTATAAGAGAAGGGCATTTTTTCCCAATAGGTAATAGATTTGCTCATTGTTTACATATGGAAGAAGGACAAGAGGTATTATATGCAAGATACCGTTAAACTTTTTGTAGGAACAAGTGACCATCACGATGATTTGGCACAAAAGATATATTTATATACTTTATATAAAAACTGTTCAACCCCTATTGATATAGTATTCTTACGACCAAGTGACTTTCCAGGGTGGAATAGAACTACTTGGGGAACTCCTTTTACTTGTTATAGATATGCAGTGCCACATCTAATGAACTACAAAGGTAGGGCATTATATACAGATGTAGATATGATAAATTTTAGAGACATAACTGCATTGTATAAAACAGATTTAGAAGGAAAAGCATTTGGAATGGTATGGGATGCTTTGCAAGATAACGGAAAGGCAGGTAAAAAAGCAGGATACCCTAGAGGATTCTGGTGTGATAGTGTGCTTTTGATAGATTGTGAGAAAGCAAAAGAGTTTGTAGACCCAATAGATGATATAATTAATTGGAATAAAAACTATTCTTACAAGTGGGAAGTTATGAAAAAGTTAGGCAGTCCACATAAAGAAAAAACAAAAAAGTTAGTGCATATGCTAGACGCAAGATGGAATGTTTTTGATGGAACTAATCCTTCAGTAATACCAAAAGGATATGATGTTAACAGTAAAGATGCTCCTGCTTGGGAAGACAAAGAAAATTTAGACATGGACATGATTTGGCAACTACATCTTACAGCATTAAGTTACCAACCATGGCATCCGAAGTATACACCTCATGCAAAGGCTACACACCCTAGACCTGATTTAATGAGAGAGTGGTGGAGGTTAGCAAAAATTGTCAATTCCCTTTGATACATTAATTAAACCATTAACTCGTGAAAGATTTATGGACGAGTTTAAAGGTAAAAAACATTTTATAATAAAGTCTGAAAAGAATATATTTAAACATCATTTTAGTTGGCACGAGTTTGATAACTATCTTAATCAGATAAAAATCGGACAATGGGATAGAACTCCCCAACTACAAGTAGTATTACCAGACGGTAATAAATGGTGTAAGAAAAAATCAGAAGAAAGATATAGTAGAGAACAAATTTTAGATTATTGGAATCAAGGGTGTAGTTTCATACTTACAATAAGTGAGTTTTTGAATGGAAATATGTGGAGACAGTGCCAACACTTTGAAAAAGTATACGGCATAGGACAAGCAAACATATATTGCAGTAAGCGTAAAGACGCACACTGTTTTCCTATACACGCAGATTCAACAGATAATTTTTTGTTTCATGTATCAGGTAAGATACGCTGGTACATTTACAAAGAGTTTAGTAAAGACCTTGGTCATGATAGATTGAAAGAGGCTACACTAGAAGAAGTTGTAGAACTAGATGATGGTGATTTACTTTATATCCCGAAAGGGAAATTTCATAGAGTTGATACTCTAAGTCCAAGAATATCTATCTCTTTTCATTTTCAGGAAGCAAAGCCTGGAAAACCTTATCGTAGAAGGGAGTGGTATGATTGGAAACCATAGGAGAAAACTATGGCAACAATTGAGAGTGATAACAGTAGAAATGAAGTTCAAATAGACTTAGACAAGTATATGAAGTTAGTCGATAAACTCGACGCAGCGGAAGACTTGATTGAGAAGATGAAAGAAGACCGAGCTCGTATGAAGCCTGGTAAGCGTAAGTTTATGGATTTATTCCTAGACCACAATGATATAAATGAAAAAGCAATCATTGGATTTATTTCATTCTTTTTGATGACTGTATTCGGAATCTGTGACCTAGTCACAGCGTTCATGGGACAGGACTTAGTCATATCCGATACCATTTATACTTCTTTTGTTATAGTAACCTTAGGAGCATTTGGTATATCTGAGGCTGGTAAAGCCT